TCATGAAAGCGATCCTGGGTTTTTCAGGGTCCGTCTCGGTTCGCTGCGGGCTTCTCTCCCTAGGGGCCTATTGCACTTCCTAGCCGTTTGGGTTCAGGTCGGTTCGTCACTGACCGCCCCCGTTCGGGGGGAAACCTGAAGGGGAAAATTCCATGCTGATCAAGTCCACGAAGACCATCGACGCCGCCCTGGCCAAGGGTGTCCCGGCCAAACTGCATGACGGCAAGGGCCTGATCCTCGACATCCGGTCGGCGACTTCGGCGTCCTGGCTCTTCAAGTTCCAGTGGGGCGGCAAGGCCGATGAAGTCGGCCTGGGCTCACTGAACAAGGTCGGGCTGGCCGAAGCCCGCATCCTGCGCGAGGCCTGCCTGAAGCAGGTCGGCCTGGGCGTGAACCCTCGGGCCGCCCGTCGCGCCGCCAAGCAGGAAATCGTGCGGCAGGCGAACGCCCCCCGGCAGGCCTGCATTGGCCAGTTCGTCCGCGACAACATCGACGTGATCGCGAAGAAGGCGAAGAGCGAAAAGCAGCAGCAGGCCTGGATCGACAGCCTTCAGGAAGGCCGCATCGGGCGGGTGGCGAAGATGCTGCCGGAAGAGGTCACCGACCTCGACGCGATCACCCTCATGAAAGACTACTACGCCAAGGCGCCGGTGATGGCCGATGACGTGCGCCAGCGGCTCTACCGGGTGCTGAACGTGGCCGTGAAGACCCCCGGCTGGTCGAACCCCTTCCGGTGGGAAGGCCACCTTGAAGATCAGGTCGTGCGCCAGTCCGAAGAGGACGAAGAAAGCCACCCGTCGCTGCCCCACGCCCGGATCGGCGAGTTCATGGCCCAGCTGCGCGGCGAGAACGAACGCCAGATGATGTCGCTGGCCCTGCAATGGCTGATCCTGTCGGCCACGCGGGCGCAGGAAACCTGCGGCGCCGACTGGTCGGAAATCGACTGGCAGGCCAAGTGCTGGGTGATCCCGGCCAGCCGGATGAAGATGCGCCGCGAACACGCCGTGCCGCTGACCGACGCCCACCGCGACATCCTGCTGAAGGTCAGGCCGATGGTCGGCGCGGAGTTCCCGGCCTCGGGTCCGATCTTCCCCGGCAAGGACCCGAGGCGCGGCGTGTCGGTCACCGGCCTGCGGAAGTACCTGATCACCCGCCTGGACGCCGATGGCCGCCCTTACGTCGATCCGGCCATGGAGGACCGCCAGATCACCTTGCACGGCTTCCGCTCGACCTTCCGCACCTGGGGCGAGGACCAGCTACTGCCGGACGGGTCCGACCATCTCTACTCCGAGAAGCTGCTGGAAAAGTGCATCGCCCACGCGGTCGGGTCGAAGACCCGCCGCCGCTATGTCCGGTCGGCTGAGGTCGGCGTGCGCCGCCAGATCACGAGCGCCTGGGCGGACTATTGTGCAGTCGTGCAGACCGCGAAGGCCGCGCCGCTGCGGCGGTGGGCCGCTTAGCGAACGCCCGGTCGCGGGCGGCGGTCAGGTCTTCCGCCCGCACCAGCGTTTTCCCCAGCCACGTGAACGTGGGTATCTCACCCGACTTAACCGCCGCCCAGAACTTCGTCTTGCCGACCGCCAGGACCCGTCGAGCTTGCTCCGGGGTGTAGACGATCTGATCAGTGTCAGCCGCCATCGGGGGTGATCCTATGTTCGTCGCCTGGGTCGTCTTCGGCGGCCAGCGGCGCCTCTTCCAGCACCAGGGCGCCGATGAAGTTCAGGTGGGGGTCGCCGTCCTGCTGGGCCCCGGCGCCAATGGTGTCGAGGAAGGCCTGCACACCGTCCCGCCACGCCTGCGCCAGCTTGCTGTCGGTCTCCTGAAGCTGGGCCCAGGTGGCGGGCCGGAAGCCCATCGGCAGGTCGGTGATCCGGCTCGCGTCGGTCAGCCACGTGTAGAGGTTCCGGGTGATCTGTTCAGGCGTCATCGGCATCCCCTGCCTTGTATCTGGCGGCGGCGGCTTTCAGGGCGTCGTTCGGCTTCACGGGGTCCTGTAGCGCCCGGACGAAGGCCGCGCTCTGCGCCGCGTCGAGCGGCGTCACCTTGGCCAGTTCAGCCACGAAGACCTCGGGCAGGATCACGTTCTTCGGGGCGAAGCGGAATAGCGGGGCGATCTCAGCTGGCGTGTAGCCCGCCAGACCGCAGCCGATGGGCGTCACCGCGAAGGTCCGATCCGGGTAGAGGACACTGGCCTGGGTCAGGAAGGCCGCGACATACAGGCCGATCTCCTTGAGCCCCAGGACCCGCAGGCTGTGGTCCTTCGTCGGGATCGCCCAGCTGTTCCCCTGAAGCCCGACGCCCTGGCCCTGGATCGCCCCGTGATGCAGCTTGGCGTGCAGGGCGGCGCCCTTGCCATGCCGACCGGCGAGGTTCGACCCGAAGACGAAGATGGCGGGTTCGGTCATTTCGGGGGCTCGATGCTCCACTTGAAGATGGTCTCGCGCATCTGTTCAATTAGCGGGCGCTGGTCCGGGCCCACCCGGTTGTCGGGCACGGCGACGTTGCCGTCATAGTCGGTGAACAGGGCCGGGTTCTTCTCCCGGCTGACCCGCGTTCCGTCTGGGTAGAATAGGTCGGTGGCGATCTCCGCCTGACCGATGGCCACGATGCAGTTCCAGCGGCTGGCCAGATGGCTGAACACAGTGGTGTGCCAGAGCGTGTCCCAGGCCTTCGGGCGGGCCGGGTCCGGGTGGACGGTCACCACGCCGATCCAGTTATAGGGGTCGTTCACCGCCAGCACGAACCCGGCGTCGGCGGGGCGCTGCCAGTCCGGCAGGATGGCGTCGGTCATCCGCCACAGGCAATAGAACCCCGCGCACACCCGCGGCCGGGTGGCGTAGATCGAACAGCTGTGGCCGGGCTCGCCGGACAGGTGCTTGCAGGGCACGCCGGGGGGCTTCGCCAGTTCCTTGATCCCCGGCGCCGTGCAGCACAGGTCGCAGCCCTCGCAGGACCGCGTGGGCGGCAGGCCCTCGGCGAACCGGGCCTCGCGCTTGGCGCGCATCCTGGCCAGCGGGTCGGTCATATCCACGTCTCCACGATTACCGGGTCGTCCTCAGGCGAGCGCATCAGCTTCGTGAGCCCCAGGGCCTGCATAGTCTCCTGAAGCCGTTCCAGATCACGGTCCATGATCACCAGCGGCATGGGCGTGTCCTTCGGCAGGGCGAGCCGCAAGCGGGCGACATAGAAGTCCGGCCAGTCGGTCGGGTGGTCAGTGATCACGAACACCGGCAGGCGCTCGCGCAGCGTCCACAGGTAATGCCGGGTGTCCGGGATCGACAGGGAGCCTTCGACCGCTTCAGGCATCGGCCCGCCACCCCGTCGCCTCGCCCGCGTCATAGCGTTCCAGCCATCCCCGGATCACCGGGGCGAAGACGGCAGGCGGCAGCGTGGCCAGCAGGCCGCTCTCGAAATTCGCGCCCACGTCCATGATCAGGAAGACCACCATTTCGCCACCAGGCGGGAGAGCGGCCTTCATCGCGGCGAGCTTCAGGGCGAAGTCTTCGGGGTCGTGGCCGATCATTGCACCGTGACCCCTTCGTCATCGAACAGGTTGGCGAGCGCGCCGCCCGCCATGTGTACGTCAGCCAGCTGCGGCTCGCGGACCAGCCGCCGCACCCCGCCGTTCCGCCCGCGTTCGATCTGCTGCAACACGGCGACCGGCTCGGGCAGGCGCCGGTCACAGACCAGGGTGAACACCTTTTCCACGCGGTTCGGGTCCTGGGAGGGCCGCAGGGAAGGCGGCTTCTTGCCGACGCTCATCGACATCCAGACCTCGGCGAAGAAGGCGTAGCGGACGACCTTCAGTTCCTTCACCGCCGCGCGCAGGACCGTCAGGGTGATCTCGCGCTGCTCGGCGTCCTCCCACGGGCACAGCAGCATGTCGATCCCGCCGTCCGGGTAGAGCATGACGATCATCTGCTGAAGCTCGGCCTTCGGCGCCTCGGCGTAGAACTCCTCATGCCGGGCGGCCAGCGTGTCGGCCCATTGCTGCGCGGTCTGGTCAGGGGTCAGCCGCTGGCTCATTGGATCGTCGGGCCCTTCTGACCAGCTGGCGGCTCTTCGCCCGCCATGGCGCGGCTGACGGCTTCGTGGATGGCGGCCCCCATGGTTTCGGCCAGCCCCTCTTCCATCGCCTGCATCCGGTCGCGTTGACTGTCGAGCCACGCCAGCATGTGGGCGTTGCGGGCGATAAGCAGGAACATGCTGGCCAGCATCACGGGCGCCCAGCCGACCTGCACCACCACCCCCTGGTTCAGGGTCAGGCCCCAGTGGCGGAACACGCCGCCCGCGCTGAGGACCGCCGACCCGACGCACCAGACCACCACAAAACCGCAGGCCGCCGCATTGATCTTCATGGTCCAGCGGTCGAGCCAGGGTTCAGGGATGGCCAGCAGGCTCCGCGTGATCCAGCCGTACTTGCGGCCCGTTCCCGGCGCAGGCCCCACGCTCACACTGACCGTCAGGCCAGACGATGACGATAGGCCGGTCCCGCTTTCTGGCGGCCCTGACAGCTTGCCACGTGCCACTTCTGATCTCCTCTTTCAGACCACCAGGGCAGGCGATCAGCGTCGAGGTTTCCTCGACAATCTCGATGTTGCGGTCCAGCGGCCCGATGCGGTCGCGGGTCTCGTCACCGACCATGTTCGCCCGCAGGGGTGGGCTGACTAGGGCCGGGTGGGTGACGATCCGCCAGCCCATCTGCTTGGCCATCGTGTGGGCGGTGGCGTCGGCCCCGATGCAGTCGCCGTGGTGCAGTTCGGAGTACGGCGGGAAGGACGCCAGCACATTGGCCAGCGTCACGATCTGCTCGCCGGTCAAGCCGCCCCGCGTCCCGGTGAACCCGATGCGCGTGATCATTTCGTCCTCCTCACTGCCTGAAACTCTGTCGCGGGGTAAATCCGGGCCAGCAGGTTCGCCCGCGCGATCCGGTAACGCGCCTCGACCTCAGGCCACGTTTCAGGCGGCATGGCGCCTGCACGCCAGCGGAGTTCGACGGCTTCTTCAAACCGCCGCACCAGGGTCTCAGGACGTGCGGGCCACCGGCTGACCATCGCCTACTCTCCCACCGCCTTCAGGCGGTGCGACCAGCCGCCCTTCGAACCGATCCCGGCGCTCTTGCGGACCGCATGTGTCCGGCTGTAGGCCTGCGCGTCGAAGTCGCTGGTGATCGGGGGAAAGGCCACGCCTTTCTGAACGGCGTTCCCGAGGCAGTTCTTTATGAAGTCGAGGTCCTGGCCGATCAGCGAATAGATTTCGATGGCCCCCTTCCCGGCGTAGCGGTAGCGGATGATGATTTCGCGCAGTTCGAAAAGGGCTTGCGGCGTCATGTTCCGCAGGGTGGCGGCCTTGCGGATGCCCGCCAGCGCACCCGACAGCATCCCGTCGCGCTCCATTTGCGCCAGGGGCGTGAAGACGGTCACGCCGGGCCCTGGGACCAGGGAGCCCGGCTTAGGCCTGTCCTGGGCCTTCCCTGGGGCCGCAGGAGGGGTCTCAGCCACGGGGGCGACCTCGGCGTCCTCATAGTCGAAGGCGGTGGCCAGCGGGATGCCCGCCGCGCGGGCGTTGTAAATCCATTGCCACAGCATCTTTTCGGGAACGGGCGGTTTGATCGCGGCGACGATTTCGTCCATCGGCTTATTGGCCAGCCGCATCTCGACCAGGGTGGCCCTGGCGCGCATCCAGCTTTCCAGCGTGTGGCCGTACTTCGTGGCGGCCATCTGCATGTTCGACCGGCCCTGGTGGCTGACATCCTCCATCCGGGTGACGAACCGCTTCGTGGGTTCAGGGACCACCTGCACAGGCGGGAACTTCACCCCGGCCCTGATCGCCGCCTTCAGCGCGCCCTCCACCGCCTGCCGGGTGGCGCCGGTCGAGGCGATGATCTCCAATTTGTTCTTGCCCGCCAACCGGGCCGCGATGATCGCCTCTTCGACGTTCTCGGGCTTGCGGCGGTTCGGCAGGGCGGCGTGCTTGGGCGCCGCTGGGGGGATCATCGGCGAGGTGTGGGCGGCGGTCAGCAGCGGGTCCGGCATCTGCTGTTCAGCTGGGGCCGCCGAGTAGGTCTGGGCGATCACCTCGGCGTGCTGGATCACGCTGTCTCGAAGCGGTCCTGGCGGGATGCGGGCGAAGGCCCGCAGCAGGCCCTCGGCGCCCGGCAGCACGAGGAACCGGGCCATTTCCAGCAGGTCGAGATGCTGGGCAGGTCGGACGTTCGGGTCGCCGGTCATCGACGGACCCAATGCTTGTTCCAGCCCAGCACCGACATAACCACGCTCATGGTCATGTTCTGCGGGCGCTTCGTGTCGCCGTAGACCCAGGCCATCAGGGTGTAGCGGCTGACCCGGTGGCCGTGCTTCTCCGTCTCCTGTTCGATCTTTTCGAGGGTCCAGCCGCTCTCCGCGATGGCGGCGTGGATCAGGTCCATTTCCGGGTCGCGGTCCCGCCAATTGTAGGCGAGGTAACTGGCGGCGGGGATGAAGTTCTTCGGACCTTTGACGGGCTTCGCCCACTTGGCCTGCGACTGATACTTCGGGGGTGTTTCAGGCATCGGCTGAGGCCTCACCTTGGGTTTGAAGGCGTGTAAGACGGCGGATCGCATAAACGGTGTTTCCTTCTGTTGAACATCAATCTTCACTCATCTGCTGACCAAGCTTGGCCAGCAGCCCGTAGGATTTTCCGGTCAGGTGGTCGAGAATGAAGGCGACGATTTCACGGGCTTCCTGCGCGTTCAGGGTGATGCCGTTGTCGTCGCCCCACTTCTGAAGATCAGGCGCCAGGGCGACGATCAGGAAGTCGCGGATGTTCTCGATCTTCCCGGCGGGGAACAGGTCTTCGGTCATGCCGCCCTCGGCACGAGCTTCAGGGCGGCGGCGGTGGCCTGCCTCAGTTCTTCCAGCCCTTCCGGCCCATCCTCGCGGGCGACCTCTAGGAGGTTCGGCAGGCCGGTGCGGATGCTCTCCAAGACTTCTTCGCGGGCGGCGTCCCGGCCTTCGCACATCCAGCGCAGCCGCTCGGGCGGCCCGATCTGGAAGAGGATGCCCCGGTCTAAATCCGGGCGGAAGACGGTGTAGCGGAGACACCCCCACAGCAGGGTCACGCCTGGGTTCCGTTCGATCATGATGCCGGGGGTGGCGTCGAAGGCCTTCCAGTCGTTTGGCGGCGGTGCGCGCTTGGCCAGTGGCCGCGACAGGAAGGGGCAAGCCTCGGCGGCGAAGGTGGCGCACTCGGGATGGCTCGGTGGCTCGGCGCTGACCCGGTTCACGGCGCACATCGGGCCAATCGCGAAGGTCTTGATCCGGCCTAGCTTGCCGCCGCATATCCAGCAGAGCCCCAGCTGGTGCGCGTGTATCGCGCGGTGAGGGTGGACGAACCGGAAGTCTGGCTCGCCCACCCCCTCCCACGACAGGAACCACGGGACAGGAAATCCTCTTCCCTCGACGGGCAGGCGCCGAATGTTCATCGGCGCATCGGGAAAGCGGCTCTCGATCACTCGGTTCTCCTGCCGAAGCAGTTTCGATCACCCTACAGAATAGGTGCAATTTGTCACCCCTGAGGTTGTGGACGGCTATCAGGTGCAACCCTTAGAGCGGAGGCTTCTGGCGGCGCGTCCATGACACTGGGCGCGATCTCGCCGAACAAGCCATAAAGCCGATCAACGGACTTTTCCAAGGTGGTCAACCGCGCGGCCAAGCCGCCAGTCGGGTGGCTGTTGCGGAGCTTGCCATACATCTGCACCCGCACCCCCGCGACGTTGCTGTGTGAACAGTCGAAGGGCATCGCCTCGGCGACAGAACGGTCACTATGCCCCTCGATGTAGCCGTAGTAGCCATCGCCAGCGGGCTGAAGCTTGCCGCGCAGGTACTCGGCAATCACGACCTTATCTCGAAATTGCAGGCCGGTTCGGTCGGCATGGGTGCCGTTTTTCAGGGTCATGGCGGGGGTCCTTTTTTCACTCGAAGAAGTCCAGCTGCACGGGGGCAGACGGCGGCGAGCCGAGCCGCGAGAGTGCAGAACGCATACGCCGCTTCCAGTGGGACAACGCCGTTGCCGAGAAGTCTGAGGCGGTCCAGCCGGTCGGCCAGCCCATCAGCCTCTCGACGAACCACGGGTTCAAGACGAGGCCGTACCGCGAGGAGTTCCCGCCAGGCGGGATCGTTGAGGGGGCCGGGAGGCCAAGCAGAGCCTTGGCCTGACCACCCAGCAACAGTTCGTGGTTTCGCTCGCCCGACCGGGCCTGACGGCCCCCCTCGGTGTCGGCGACCGTAGGCGTAGCCCACAGCGACACCTGCCCGGTCAGCGGCCTGCCGCCCGTGCCGAACTGCTGGGCCGGGCCCCCCTTGTCGCCGTCCGTCGCCAGCGGCGTGGCCCACAGGCCCACCGCCTCTGACAGCGGCCTGGAATTGAAGGCGTGGGTCGCCGGGCTGGCGTGGATCGACCGGTGGTCCCGTTCGGTCGGCGTCGGCCACTGGTCGAGCGGGAACAGCGGCTGGCTTTCCGGGCCGGTGGTCTTTCGCGACCGCAAGGATGAATAGGCGTTCCCGCTCCTGGGGCGCGCCGACCTCTGCCGCTGTGAATAGTCCTCCCTCAATCTGGAAACCCAGCCGACGAAGGCTTCGGAAAATTCGGTGGGCGGCGTCATCGCCGAGCAGGCCGCCGACATTCTCGATGAAGACGCACCAGGGCCGGGCCTGGACGATGAGGCGGCGCAGGGCTGGCCAGAGGTCGCGGGCGTCATCGGCCCCGGCCTGCTTTCCGGCCACGCTGTACGGCTGGCACGGGATGCCCGCAAAAACGATGTCCACGCAGCCACGAAATCGTCGGCCTGGGACGGTTCGGGCATCACTCCAAATAGGCGCCGCATCCAAGGCGCCCGCCTCAATCGCTTCGACCAGAGCCGCGACGGCGAAGGCCTCCCTCTCCACGTAGAGGACAGGACGAAGGCGTGGAATTGCGATGGCCAGTCCAAGGTCGAGGGCGGCGGCGCCGGTGCAGAAGCTGACGGCGTGGAGGTCTCGGGCCGGGGAATGTAGAGCCACATGGGTCATGTCCTGAAGCGGCGCTGCTTTTTCATTTTCGTGATCAGTTCGCGGGCCAGAGCGCGGTGCAGATATTCGAGGCCGGGCTTGTCCGGGGGCCACGTTTCAGGGTGATAGGGCCGCGCGTCTTCGCGCTTCATGCCGGGCGGCATCGGCCCCAGGAGGGCGTCTACAACGTCATCGGGGAACACCGCGTAGCCGTGGCGCTCAACGTCTTTCATGGTCGGGATGCGGCGGGTCATCAGGGCCTGTCGGCTGGGCGGTGCTGAACCCGGTAGGCAATGCGGTTCATGTGGACGGCCATGGTGCGCGCCTCGCGCAGCGTCAGGCGGATGGTCTTCAGGGTGATGTTCTTGGTTTCGAAGTCGAGGAACACGCAGTTCGGGCCTTCGCGGACCCGGATTTCAGTCTGCGGATCGGCGGGGAAAAGGTTCATCGACATGCGGACCTTCGGCGGATCAAAGGCGTGTTCCAGCCGATCAGGCGGTTTGTAGGGCGCGGGCGGCGCCTTCACCGGCAGGGGCGGCGGGGTGGTCATACGCCAAAGCTCTGCGCGCTGATCGTGCCGACCTGCGGCTCGGCGGGCACGTGGAATTTCGACACCGCCTGAAGCACCACGAACTTCTTCCCCGGCGCCTGGGCGGCCAGCCGCTCGGCCTCGGCCTCGGCTTCCGCACGGGTGTTGTGGGTGAAGCGGGGCACGTGGCCCTTCTTCGTCCAGACCATGAAGAAGCTGGTTTCCTCGCGGATCATGACAGCACCCCTGGGAAGGCGTGGGCGAAAGCCCTGGTCAGCAGGTAGGCGACGGCGCCGACCCCGAAGCAGATCACGGCAAGGTTGAACAGCTGGGCGAGGTAGTGGCCGGTCTGGCGCATCTCAGCTGCCCCTCTGAAGGCCGCGCCAGCGGTGGTAGGGGATCGGCAGGCCGAAGCCGCTGGCCAGCCGGTTGCAGGTCACCAGGGCGTCCGTGGCCTGCATGATTTCCTGCTGGCCGACCAGTTCGATTTCGCCGTCCGGGCCGTTCAGGGTCACCGAGGGGATCGTGCCGGTGCCCACGTAGGTGATCCGCAGGCCCATGCCGTCTTCGGGCGTCTCCGGCCCGTCGCGACCCGTCAGGATCGCATCGGACCACTCGCCGGTGTCGAGGACCACGCGGTCATGGTGGGCGGCGGGGCAAAAGTACGCGGGCGCGTGCATCGACAGAGCCCTCCTGGGTGAGGCTCATCGAAGACCCGGATGACGGACCCGTGCAATATGAAATCGCCAGACCACTGTTCTTTAAGGATCACAACGGTGCGATCTGCCTATATATGTCACCAGATGTATAAGGGTTCTTCGCAGACGGTCTCAGGGTTTCACCTTAGGCCGGGCACAATCCGGTGATCAGGGCGTTCCAAACCACTTCCACGTCGAGTTCAGGATCGCCCAGGAGCGGCAGCAGGTGGAACCGCCCGGGGATGGCTGAGGCGCGCACGCGGCGGGCGTATAGGGTCAAACCCTGAGGACCGCGCACGGCGACGACCGAAAGTGGGCCCTCCAAGATCGGCGCGTTCTCTTCCTCCGGCATTTCGAAAAACGCGCACCACCCGACGAAAGCCTCGCCCATGCCGTCTTTCTGACTGATTTCATAGGCTTTCGTCAGGGGCGTCAGGCAGGGCGGACCTGGAATTTCGCGGACTTCGACACCACCCTCATCGACCAGCTGGACGCAGGCCGGGCCCCCGTCGCCGTTGGCCGTGCGGCCATACAGCAGCCATTCCGGTTCGGTCCTGAAGAAGGCGGCGTAGAGGGCGGCCTTCCTGGCGGGCAGGAACCGCTCGGCGAGTTCGTGCTGGGTGTAGGTGGAGATCGCCACGCCCATGGCCAGCGCCGCATCCTTGGCGGTCGCGAAGCCCCGTTTCTTACGGGCGTCGGTCAGGCGTTTTCCGATGGTGTCCATAGCGTGTGCAAACTGCCTACTCTGAGTTCAGCGATCCGTGAACCCTGATTTTGTGGCTTGCTGAACCATCCTGACCGTTTCAGGATGCGGCGTTATGCGGACACATGCCGAAATCATCCGGGACGCGGGCGGGCCCCAGAAAGTCCGCGACCGCCTGGGCCTCGACCCGAAGAAATTCGAGACCGTGAAATCGTGGTTCGTCCGCGACAGCATCCCGGCTGAACACTGGCGCAGGCTGGCCGACGAAGGCCTCGCGACCCTGCATGAACTGGCCGTCGCGGCGGAAGCCCGAAGCCGAAAAGAAAGGGCCGCATGATGCCCGCCGATCTGGTCCTCGGGATCGACCCCGGCCTGAACGGGGCGCTGGCCCTGGTCGAGATCGGCACAGGCCGCCTGGTGGAAGTCTACGACATGCCGGTCCTGACGCTGAAGTCGAAGCGCGAACTGGACGGCTACAAGCTGGCCCACATCATCGACAGCCACGCCCACGAGATCGCCGAGGTCTGGATCGAGCGGGTCTGGTCGATGCCCGGCGAGGGCGCCGTGCAGGGGTTCGCGTTCGGCGAGGTCTACGGCCTGCTGCGCGGCGTCTGCATGGCCAGCTTCCTGCCGCTGCATGAAGTCGTCCCGACCGTCTGGAAGAAGGCGGCGGGGGTGAAGGGCGAGAAAGACGAAAGCCGCAAGGTGGCCTCCGTCCGCTGGCCCCTGCAATCGAGCCTGTGGCCGCTGGTCAAGCACCACGGGCGGGCCGACGCGGCACTGATCGCCGATCACGGCCTGCGCCAGCTGCGCGTCGAGGCGGCATGATGGGAGAGGTCGCCGACATGATCCTGCGCGGGCTGATCTGCGAAGGATGCTGCATCATCATCGACGGCGGCGAGCCCGGCTACCCGCGCATGTGCCCGCGCTGCAAGGGCGAGGCCCGCGACCACCGCCGCCGCCGCAGCCCGCAGCTGCACACCGGCGCCCAGCCCGAACCTGAAGCTCCTGAACTTGTCGATCTGGACGCGGGGTGATGGCCAAGCTCCCCCCCGGCTTCTGGACCTGGGACCGCCAAGAGCGGGTCCGCGCGCTGCTGGCCGGGAACGTGGACCTGCGGCTGATCGCCGACGAACTGGGGGTCACCGACCGGCAGCTGCACAACGCCATCGCCAACCGCTACCTACGGCACAGCTGGTCGCGGAAGGACGGGGTGACCAGGGGCGGGCGGACTGACCATGGGTAAGCTCGCCGACGCCCTCAGCCCGGCCAGCAGCTACGCGGCGAAGAAGACCGGCATCTGGGACCAGATCGTCGCCCGGATCGACTTGGCGATGACCCGTTACGACCTTGAAGAGGTCGAGGCGTGGCTGCTCGGCCAGAGCCTGAACATCCCCGGCGCCTGGGAAGAGCCGATCCTTGAATTGCTGGAAAAGCGCGCCGAGGCCATCGACGCCGAGGACATCGGGCTGATCCTCCGCAACCGCTTCGAATTTTGACCGTGTGAAGGGCGCCGCCGCCCTTCGGCGGCACGTGAAAAGTGAGACGTGAAAATGGCCTTGAACCTGCCGAAAAGCGACGGCGGCAACCGCACGCCGATCATCAAATACGACGCCCGCGCCGGGCGCATCTTCCGGGTGGACCGCACCCAGGAGGCGGACGGCTGGGACAGCAAGACGGTGGAGATCACCCCGGTGTTTCAGGCGGTGTTCGACATGGAGAACATCGAACTGGGCTGGCTCTATTTCCCGACCAACGACGCCCCGTCGATCATCGTGGCCAAGTACGGCCAGCCGCTGCCCGACAAGCCGTCGAAGAACCACCGGGCGGGCTTCCGGGTCCACATGCTCCTGGGGGCCCAGAGCGGCGGCGACGTGCGCGAGATGGCCGCCAACGCCCAGGTCAGCATCAAGGGCATGGACGCCCTGCACGACGCCTATCTGGCGGGCCTGAAGGAACACCCCGGCCAGCTGCCGGTGGTGAAGCTGGACGGTACGGAAGCGGTGCAGTCGTCGGGGAAAGACGCCAGCGGCAAGTCGGTGTCGAGCCAGAACTACATGCCCCGCTGGTCGATCTTCAAGTGGATACCCCGGCCCTCGCAGCTGCCCGCTGACGGGGTGATCCCCGCCGAGGCGGAAGACCACGGGCAGGCCGAAACCGCCGCCGCCAAGGCCGCAGAAACGCCCGCGGCCGCCCAGCAGCCGGTGACCGTGGAAGACGACTTCTGAACCTCATCCCCGGTTCGCCTTCGGGCGGGCCGGGGGCTTTTCGAAAGCCCTTGCCGGTGATGACCGCGCCCTTCGACTTCGACGACGAGTTCGCATCACCGGCCAGCTGGGCGGCGCTCTACCGCAAACTCGATCTTCAGGTGATCCCGGCGCACATGCCGCAGGACGGCGGCCAGTGGAAAAGGCCGCTGCTGGCCTGGATCGAATTTCAGGACACGCTGACCTCGCCGACCATCTTCGGGCGCTGGTACGATCCCGAGACCGGCGACTACCGGCGCCACAGGAACATGGGGACCATCACCGGCAGCGCGTCGAGCGGCGCCTGGGTCCTCGACCTCGACAATAAGCCCGGCCAGCAGGCCGAGGCGTGGTGGACCGGGCTGCTGGCCGTCCACAATTCGAACATGGAGCCCGAGACCCCCATCCAGCGGACGGGCGGCGGCGGGCGGCAGCTGCTGTTCCGGGCGCCGCTGGGCTGGCGACCACCGACCTTCAAGACGCCGACCGGGGTGGACGTGCGTGGCCAGGGGGGTTTCGCGATGCTGCCGCCGAGCCGCCATGCATCCGGCAACGCCTACAGCTGGGAGCCCGGCGCGGCGCCCTGGCAGGTCGAGATCATGACCGCCCCGGACTGGCTGATCGACGCCATCGAGACCCTGCGGCTGGAACACGGCGGAACCGACCAGGTGGGAGAACACACGCCCACGCCGGTCGAGCAGAACGCCTTCGGCCTGACGGTGAACGGACGCGAGGAGAAGCTGCTGCAAGCCGTCTGGGGCGCGGTGGTGGACTTGTACCGGGAAAGCCCCGTGCCGCCCTCTAGGGCCGCCCAGGAGGCCGAGATCGACCGGCTGTGGGGGAACTATGAGCGGACCACGAAGAGCCGCCTCAGCGGGCTTGAATTCGGCCAGATGTCGAACGCCGAGAAGCTGGAACACGAAGGCCGGGGGATCAGTGAGCTTCGCCGCAAGTGGGCTTACGCGATGAAGGGGTGGGACACGAAGGTGAAGGCGGCGGCGGCGCAACCGCGCCCAAACCCTCAGCCTGAGAACAGCTGGGGCGAGCGGCTGAACGAAGCGATGCCGCCCGAGACCCCGGCCGCGGGTGAATTCGACACTGGAAAGCCTGCGGGCCCGCCGCCCCGGATGAAGCTGGTCACCCCGTTCCATGGCCAAGCCCCGGACCGCCAGTGGCTGGTGAAGGACTGGATTGTCGAAGGCGCGGTGAACAGCCTGTACGCGGGCTCCGGCCTGGGGAAATCCTTGATCGCCCTTCAGCTGGGCGCCGCCGTCAGCCTGGGCGTGCGGTGGCTCGGGATGCCGACGAAGCCGGGCCGCGTGCTCATGGTCAGCTGCGAAGACGACGCCGACGAACTGCACCGCAGGACCGACGACATCAAACGGGCCATGGGCTACGCGCTCGGGTGGCCGTTCCCCGATCTGCACATCACCGACCGGGTGGGCGAAGAGAACCGGCTGGCGGTCCTCGACCGCACCGGCAACATCGCCGCAGGCCCGTTCCTCGACCCGTTGGAAGCCGAGATCAACGCGCTGAAACCGGCTCTCTTGATCCTCGACACCTTGGCCGATGTCTACGCGGCAAACGAGATCGACCGGGGGCAGGTGAACTTCTTCCTGAAGACCATCCTGGGCGGCCTGATCAAGCGGCAGGAGGCCCAGGGCCACACGCTGACGCTCATCCTGCTGGGCCACCCGTCAGACGCCGGGAAGGCCGCAGGCGGCAAGGGCTACAGCGGCAGCGGCGCCTGGGAAGCTGGCGTCAGGTCCCGCCTCTATCTGGTGAAGCCGGAGGATGGCCCCGACGAGCGCATCCTGACCCGGGGCAAGGCGAATTACGCCAGCGCCGGGATCGAGACCGGCCTGCGGCTGACCTGGGAACAGGGGATGTTCAAGGCCGACCGGGAACTGGACGACGCCGACCCGGAACGCCGCAGGCTGGAACAGGCGGTCCTCCGCGAGGTCAAAAGGGCCTGGGCCGACAAGCTGCCGCTCAGCGCCAAACCCGGTCACCGCCGCAACGTCTACGTGGTGCTGGCCAAGCAGTTTCAGGAAGAAGGTTTCGAGCCGCAGGCCACGCGGCAGGTGATCCGCCAGATGGTCGAAGACGGCCAGCTTTGGACGGTGAAAAGGTCGGGAATGAGCGGCCTGGACACCGAAAATGGCTCCCAGGGGATAAGCCGATGAAATCCCACAGGAACCGCCCCTGGCGTCCGTCAATTCCTTCGGCCTGGAATAAAGGTCAGAATATGCAGCAAAACCCGGCAGTTACCCTCGCGTGCGCGCGCGCCCCCCCGGTCGGAGGATATAATCTCTATCGAGATATATATCCTCCTCCCTCAGGACATAGGTTTCGCAGACAGGCCGCATCCCGCCAAAAAAAGGATGACGGCGCGGGTCGGTCTTACGACCACCCCGTCCTCCTTTTTGGCGGGGGTGCGCTGCTGGCCGGTGACGCGGCGGTGCGGCTGTGAGCGGGCGGGGCGCACGGCGCGGGCTGTCGGCGGAACAGCGGCTTGAGCAATGGCGGAAGCGGGTCGGCGGGAACCGGAAATACTGGAACACGGTGACCGAGCTTCGGCGGCGCGAACGCACCTTGAAGAACTCCATGGCCCACACCCCGAAGCCCCGGCCCGCCGACGTGATCCGGTGGCGAAGGATGGCCAATGAGATCGCCGACCTGCGGGCCAACGCCGAGCGGATCAAGCCGGGCCACGCGGCCCACAGGAACACCGGAGGACCAGATGCCAGCAGCAGCGCCTAAGCCCACGCAGCAGCCGTCCGCGATCAGTCCCGAGGACTGCGCGACCCTGACGGGATATTTCGAGGCGGTCGAGGCCAGCCGCGAGGAGGTCGAGCAGACCTGGGGCGCGGGCCGGGTCGAGCGGCTGGCGGGCTTGGCGCAGCCCGACTTGCTGGCCAAGTTCAGGCGCCAGCAGGCCACGTGGTCGGGGGCTTATCAGGCGGCCTGGACGGCGCCGTACCTGACCGCCCAGCTGCTGGAAACGGTGCAGCTGAAGGCGGCGGCCATGCGGCGGGGCTGGCAAGCCCTGGCCGACCACGCGGCCAGCGCAGGACACCGGCCCATCGCGCCCTGGGTCTGGGAAATCCGGCTGGCGGACGGCAGCGTGGCGGCTCTGGTGCAGACCGACGCCGAAGTGGGGAAAGTCATCGCTGAAGGCCGGTTCGTCAGCGTCTACACCCCGGCTGAGATTGGCCATTTGATCGACGCGATCCCAGGGGCCTTGCAGATGGCCAAGGTGGCGTGGCCGGGGGCCAAGTTCACGTCCACGAAGACCCCGGTTCCGAACACCTCAGGCGCATCCGCCTGGTCGGATCAGGGCGACGAAATTCCATTTTGAGGGAGGCGGCTTATGCGCTGGACAACGAACGCGGTGGCGATGTTGGAGGTGGGCTGGAAGACCGGGCTGTCGTCGGGCGAGATCGCCCGCCAGATCGGCGGGGACTGCACCCGGGGGGCCGTGGCGCGCAAGCGCGGGCACCACGGGCTTCCAGCGCGGTCAGGGGCGTTCGCCCAGGTCGCGATGCGGGTCAACGGGCGCTACAACGCCCACGGCCTGCGGGCCCTGCCGAAGACCGGCGACGGCCAGCCGCAGGGCATTGCCGAGGCGGTCCGGCTGGGCGCGCTGGCGGGCTCGACGCCCAGGCCCTGGGTGCTGCGGCTGTACGGCGAGTGCTGCTTCCCGGTGGACGGCGAACATGCCGACACCCTCAGCTGTTGCCTGCCGGTGGCGCGGGAAGCGGGGCTGTATTGCGCGGGCCACGTGGCGATCCTGGCCGGACACCCCTGGCCTCCTTCGGACCCGTCGCCGCAAGCGGTTCCGGGGCCTCAGTCGGCAATCCTTCGCTGACGCTCGGATAGCCGCCAAAAGGCTGTTGACCGGCCAAATGCACGCTCCGCTTCTGGCCCGCTGACAGTTAGGCTCAGAGGCTCCGATGGCCAACCCGAACAAGGCCCCCCGCGATCCGATCACCGACCTTCAGGACGAGAAGGGCGGGGAATACACCGGCGGCGGTAAGGTGAAGAACGCCAGCGCAGGCCGGATCAGATCGATCAGCGGTGGAGGTCCAAACTTCACGTCCGGCGGCCCAGAAGGGTCGAAGGGCACGACCGGCAAGGGCTGGCCGGTCCCGAACAGCCCCTACGGCAAGTAGGCGCGCTGTCCCATGTCGAAGCCCGGCAAAGGGCTGGTGACCATCGTTCCCCGCCGCGTCAGCTATTCCGACGAATTGGCCATGGCGATCTGCGAGGCGGTGGCCACCACGCCCCGGGGGATCGACTGGCTGTGTGGCCACAATCCGCAGTTTCCGAACGCCAGCACGATCAGCCGCTGGATCGCCGAGAACCCGGACTTCCGCGCCGCCATGCAGTTCGCCAAGCGCAGGCAGGCCGAACTGCTCATGTACCAGGGGCTGGAAATCGCCGACGACGACAGCGGCGATCTGGAAACGGTCGAGCGGCGCGACGGGACGACTGAGACCCGGATGAACAGCGAGTTCGTCGCCCGGTCGAAGCTGCGGGTGGACGCCCGCTTCAAGATGGCCGCGCGGCTCGACCCGAAGGTCTGGGGCGACAAGCTGGACATCGAGGCCAGCCTTGGCTTCACCCGCCAAGAAGATGCTTTGGAACACCTGCGGTGATCGCCTGCGGCTCTCACCTTGGCGCTTCCAAAGCATCCAACGTCTTCGGGCTTCGCCCTTGCCGTGAAGATGCTCTTGAACGTCTGCGGTGACCCTGACCCATGCCCCTGGTCGCCCCCGTCAGGATGTCGCAGGAAGAACAGGCTTGGCGCCAGCGGCGGAAGGATGACCTCAGCTACTTTTGCGAAGAGTGCCTGAAGATCAGGCCGAAGTCCGGCGAGCTTATGCCGCTGCGGTTCAACAGCGTGCAGCAGTATGTGGACAAGCGGCTGGATGAACAGCGGCGGGAAACCCAGAAGGTCCGTGCGCTGATTTTGAAGGCCCGCCAGGAGGGCGTCAGCACCTATATCGGCGCGCGGTTTTACCATCAGGTGATCCACCGCAAGGGCTGTCAGGTGTTCATCCTGACCCATGAACAGGATGCGACGAACAACCTGTTCGGGATGGTCGAGCGGTTCCAGAAGCACAGCCCCATGGGCATGGCGCCAGGGACCGGGGCGGCCAACGCCAAGGAGCTTTACTTCAGCCGCTTGGACAGCGGCTACAGCGTCGGCACGGCGGGGTCGAAGGCGATTGGCCGGTCAAAGACCATCCAGCTGTTCCACGGGTCGGAAGTCGCCTTCTGGCCGAACGCCAGCGACCATTTCGCGGGCGCCGTGCAGACGGTTCCTGACCTGCCCGGAACCGAGATCATTCTGGAAAGCACCGCCAACGGGATCGGCGGCGAATTCCATGAACGGTGGCAGCAGGCCGAGGCCGGGGACGGGGACTATCAGGCGATCTTCTGCCCGTGGTTCTGGTCGGCGGACTACGCCCGGCCACCGCCTCTCGGGTTTGAGGTCAATGAGGAGGAGGAGGAGTACGCGGCCCTGTACGGGCTCAGCGTGCAGCAGCTGGTCTGGCGGCGCGCGAAGATCGCCGAACTGAAGGACCCGAACCTGTTCAAGGCCGAGTATCCGGCCACCGCCGCCGAGGCTTTCCAGTCCACCGGCCACGACGCCTTCATCCCCGGCCAGATCGTCATGCTGGCCCGGAAGCGCACGTGCGAGCCGTTCGGCAGCTTGATCGTCGGCGTGGACCCGGCGCGGTTCGGCGACGACAGTTTCGCGGTCGCCTGGCGGCGGGGGCGCAAGGTCGAGCGGGTCGAACGCCGCTACAAGCTGGACACGATCCAAGGCGCGAACTGGGTCAAGTCGATCATCGACCACGAGGCCCCGGCGAAGGTGTTCATCGACCTGGGCAACACGGGCGCGGGCGTTGTGGACATCCTGCGCGACTGGGGCGGGCAATACGAGAAGCTGGTCGAGGGCGTGAATTTCGGCGGCGCCCCGCAAGAGCCGACGATCTACACGAGCCGGGGCGATGTGGTCCCGGGCCCGCGCAACCGCAGGGCTGAGATGTGGATGCGGTCAAAGGACTGGCTGACCGATCCGGGCGGGGCCGACATCCCGGATGACGATGCGCTGCACGCGGACGCCGTGGCCCCCGGCTACAAGTACGACGCCCGGCAGTTTCTGGTGCTGGAAAGCAAGGAGAAGATCAGGGAGCGGGGCCTCAGGAGCCCGGACGGCTGGGACGCGGTGGCGCTGACTTTCGCGGCGCCGGTCAAGGCCATCGACAGCGGGGCCCCAGGGGGCCGCTGGCGGCCCGGGAAGGGCCGTGGGCTACTCGGCAGCCTCTGGGGGGCGTAGAGGCCCCCTCGCGGGCTCGGGAGGCCTCTACGCCCCCGATCCTGCGCTGCGCTTGGATAGGGCGCTTAGAGGCCCCCTGGGCGCAAAAGAAAGGCCCCCGCTCGCCGGGGGCCTAGGGCCGGATCGGCAGCGGGAAATTTTCGGGTCCAGAATAACAGCGGACCGAAAAACCGGGTCAGGTTTCAATGGCGCGCGGCTTACCCCTCCTGCGGCCCACGCCAGGGGTCGGCGCCCGGAACTCCGGTCCGGCCGCGGGCGGACCGGTCAGGTCCATAAAGCCGCTATCGCGAAGGCTGGCGACCTGCCGCGCCGCCGCCGCCAGCTGGCGGGCCTCGCGCCGCTTCGCCTCAGCTTCGGCGAGCATGTAGCGCACCGCGACGCGCACGGGCCCGGGAACCTGAGGGAAGGCGCCGGTTTCCCAGCGGCGCACGTCGCGCCCCGGGTCGCGCCCGGTCAGTTCAAGCGCGCGCCCCAGCTGGGCGGCGGTCAGGCGCAGCTTATGGCGCGCCGCCTCTAGTTCAGGCCCGGTCATGCGGCGCCCTCCGTTTGCGGCCCTACAGGGCCCGATACGCCCTTAGGCCCGCCACCGTCACCGGTCCGGGCCTTCGGGCGCTACAGCGCGATGTATGGGCTCTAGAGCCCCTTGCGGGCCTGACGGTCGCGCCACGCCGCTTCACGGTCGCGGGCGCGTTCGTAACCGGCTTTCCAGCGCGGGCGGTATGGGTGCCCTTCCGGGTATGGGTTGTCATGGCGGCAGGCGTAGAAGTCCTGCCCGCCCTCGATTTCGGGTTCTGGGCGCGGGCCCCCGTGTTCCTCGCTCACGCCTTGGCCCCCGTCAGGAGGACTAGGGCCCGCGCCGCCAGCCCGTAGGGGTCCGGGCGGCCCGCCAGCCCCAGGACCCGCAATGCAGTCTCTAGGGCCTCCGGCAGGGTGTAGCTTTCATCTAGGCCCGCAATGGCCGTGGTGACCTGCTGAATTACGGTCAGGGTGTGAAGGGACTTCGCGATAGGCGTGGAAGAGGTAGGCAGGGCCATAGCTGGCGTTCTCCGAAAGCGGGGGCCATCCCCCCGCACGCCAAAGGCCCGCCACCGGGTCACGGCGCGGGCCTAGGGGCGCGTCAGGGCGCGAAGGGCTGGGGGGGTTAGCGGTAGAAGCGCGCGTCCGGGTAATCGGCGAGAATTTGCGCCTTCGCGTCCGCCCGGTCAGCGGCGCGGAAAAACCGCGAATTGCCGTCACCGTCGCACGCGTAGAAGAGCGGCGCGCCCCAGCCCCAGTAGGCGCCACCGGGGTCATATCCGCCCCGGTCAAGGCGGATGCGGCAAAGGTTGATGCGTCCGGCTTCTGTTTCCAGATAGTCGGGGCCCGTGTAGCGGCCCATAGGCGCGCCATAGCGGCAGGAAACGGCAGGCGTGGGATTGTGCATAGGTCAGGCTCCGGTCAGATTTTCAGCAGGCGCGCGAGGCGCGCATAGCTTGCGGGGGTGATGTTGCGCGGGGGGTGAAGGGCGCGGGTTTCATTGGCGCCCGTGCGGTAATCGTCGCGCCCGTCCGCCTCGGAGAACCACGCGCCCGCGTCCTCTTGGGGGCAGACGTAGTTCAACGCCTGCCGCAAGCTCATGTCGCTGTCGTCGGGTTGTTTTTCCCCGTTGACGGGCCAGTGATAGCCCCAGGGGTCAATCCGCCCACATTCCGCGTGGTCGCCTTCGGCGGCGCTTTCGGGGGTCACGATGTCGTAAGTTACGGTAAAGCCGCGCATGGTCAGGCCTCGCAATTCACGCGGGCCGCCCATGCGGCGCCAGCGGCGTCTAGCGCCTCTTCGGCGACCTGCCCGGCGATTTCGGCGAGATAGTCGCCCGAATTGCTTTCGACGCCCCAAAGAGCGTGTTCGAATTCGCTGACCAGTTCGGCGCCGTCGCGTTCAATGGTGACGCTGACGCCAACGTAGGACCATTTATCGTCGCACCATGATTTCAGGTAGGCGAAGTCAGCTTCCGCCGCCCGCGCCGCCTTGGCGCCGGGGGTCAGGCCCGCGTCCCCAGCGGTTCCCCAGCCATCGCGGCGGGCGAGCTTCACGGCTTCCGCGAAGTCATAGAAGCGGGCGCTTCGCCCGTCGCTGATTAGGACCCGTTCGCCCGGCGCCTTCGTGGGATGTTGGTTGTAGCCGTAGCCGCGCCAGCCGCTGACGGGCCCGTGACCGTCCGCTCGATCCCACGGCGCGTCGGCGCAGTCGTCGGCGTGCAAGGTCGCGGTCAGGGTGAAGCCGTCGCGCTCGATTGTGGAGGTGGCGCCGGGGCCTGCCCAGCTTCCGAAGTCAAAGTCTCTGCGGGTCATGTTCTCAGGGTCCTAAAGCGCGGGCCTGCCTGCCCGCACGCCTTCGGGCCCGCCACCGTTTCCGGTCCGGGCCCTAGGGCGCCTCAGGGGCGCGATGTGCGGGGAAATTTTAGCGGGTCAGGTAATCGCGCCCGCCCACGGTGACGCAGGTATAATCCATCCGCAGTTCGCGGGCGGCTTTGTCCCAATCGATGCAGTTGTTTGGCCAGCTGGCGTCGGCGTTTATGGCGCCGATCTCCTCGGCCAATTCTTGCGCGTAGGTTTTGAAGTAGGTTTGATCAATCAGTGTTATCGGATACCAGTCGCCCTCGAATTGTTCATCACCGCCAGTGCCCGCCAGATCGGCGAGCAACGCCGTCAGGTCCGCCAGTTCCTGAACGTCCACGTCATGCGAGCGCGAAAGCCAGTAGTGATAGGGCCCGACAGTCTCGCCGAATTCCTCGCCCGGGGTCAGGGCCCGCAGGCGCTTCACCGCCTCGGCAAAATCGTCCGATTGCTCTTCGGGTTGCGCGCTTTCCGCGTCTTCTTCGGCGAACCGTTCCATATCTTCGGCGAGGCTGTCGCGCGCCTCTTCCCACGTGGCGAAGGCGCCCGGGTCATTGTCCGGCATATAACCGGGCATGTTGAAACCGGCGCCCCAAGGCGTGGCGGTTTCGCGAAGCTCTTCCACGCGGGCGATGATGTCGCGCACGTCAATCAGGTCGGCGGTCAGGTCTAGCTCGCGGGTCACGATTGCACCCCGCACGCGGTCAGGAAGCGGGCCCGGTCAAAGGCGGGGTTTGTGGAGCCCAGCGCGTCCGCCATAGCCGTCGCGGCCTGAAAGCGGGCGGACGGCATGTCGGCGCCGTCATACTGGTACGAAAAGCAGTCGAGGCCGCGCACGGCGCGGGCGATTAGTTCGAAGTCCTTACGGGTCATGTTCTCGGGTTCCAAAGGCGCGGGCCTGCCTGCCCGCACGCCTTTCCTACTCCGTCACGGTGTATGATGCAATGGCAATTTGCACCCGTGCGCGAGGGTCAGACGGTCGCATGGGACCACGTATAGAGCCTCACTGAAGGGGTGTTGCTGGCGCGCGCCCGATCTTTCTGTAATTCGATGCGGGTTCATCGTTTTTCGATGCGCGACCAGGCGCACAAACTGGCCCGCCTGACCGGCTTTCGCCCGCGGCGGGTTGCTTCGAAGGGAACTACCCTCCCGGGGGAAACCGCCGCCGCTGGCCCGCTTTCCCCCCAGCCTTCCCCCCGTTGACGGGCTGAAGCGCACGCTTGCACCCCGCGCGCCATGGCCCCCGCGTCACGCCTTGCCCGCCCCCTGCCGAGCGTCACCCGACCAGCGTTCACCGAACCATGGTCGGGGGGGCCCTCCTCGCGAGGGCGGGGGGGCGGGGGGGCTCTTAAACCCACCTACCTCTCCCACACCGAAATCCAGCCGCTCACCGGACTACGGGCAAGACGCACCGACCCACGCGGAGGACCCGCCCGCCGCGCGCAGGACCGCCCAAAATCCCCCACCGGACCAAGTGCGATCTGCACCGCCCGCACACACCTAGGAGCCTAGCCGTGACCAAGGACCATAAGGCCGACGAGAAGGCGCACGAAGACCCGAAGCGGACAGCGCCCGAGGCGTCCCAGGCGGACGAAGCCGACGAGAAGGCCGCGCAAGCCGCCCAGGCGCGGGTGCAGGACGCCAACCGGGCCGCCGCCGAGACCCTGGCGCAGCCGGACGTGGCCGACCCGCGCCGCGAGCCGGTGGACATCGGCAAGGACGACCGGGGGCTCGACCGGGATGTGCGGGTCGATCCGGCGGACAACCAGCTGCGGACCTTCGTGTCGAACAACACGGACGGGTCGAAGGACCCCGACACGGGCGAGAAGACCGGCGAGAAGGCCTGACGGGATGGGCCGCCTGCACCGCGTCCTGGGCGAGGCCCTGCACGCCCACTTCGACCGCCAGCGCGCGGCCTACGGGCAGGCCCGCGCGGACTGGCGGCGGGACCACCCGCTGATCCCGGGCTCGACGTGGACGCCGGAGAGCGTCGGGCTCCCGCCGCGCGCCGAGCCGCAGGCGGCTTGAGCCATGGCCAGCTACCTGACCCCGCTCGTCACCACCGCGATCCTGCGCGAACTGGTCGGCCGCGGGTGGTGGGTGACCGAGGCCGAGCGGACGCCCACCGGGCTGCTGATCGGCTTCGACTTCATGCCCAGCGTCAGGCCGAACTGGCTGAAGGCGTTTGAGGTCGTGGGCCTGCAATGCACCCCGGATGGCATCGAGCGCGCCGTGAACCGCTGGCGCGAGGACGTGCTGCGGCGGCTGGCGACCCGCGAGCAGCTGTCCGCCACCGTCCGCCGCCTCTTGGCCGAACACGGGCCCGACGCCGTGCGCGCCGCGATGGCCGGGCCCCCGCAATTCGTGAGAGCCGCATGATCAGCCCCCTGGACGTTGAACTGGACCTCGAAAAGGTCGCGCGGCGGATCGCCCGGGTGATCGCCAAGAAGCACATCGAGGCCGACCCGAAACTGCGGAAGCTCGACGCGCTCGGCAAGGCCAGCGCGATCACCACCATGGCCGACCGGATGTGGGACCAGCTGGACGAAGAGGCTGAGGCCGCCGCGAACGAAGTGGCCGCGCAGATGCAGCAGGTCTGGGCGATGTCGTCGGCCCCGAACCTGCACCATGCCGAAGGCGCGAAGATCGCCGGGCAGCTGCGGGCCGATGGCCTGCCGGTGGCGGGGATCGAGCAGTTCGACGGGGGGTTAAGGATCGGCGTCGCGTTCAGGATGCCGGACGGGAACGTGCGCGGCTTCAGCTTCCCGCGTGACGAGGCCCTGGCCGACCCGAGCCTGTTTGCGCGGGCCTATCAGGAGGCGGCGGGCGATGCAGGTTCCTGAACCCCGCACTGAAGCCGACGCCTTCGCCGACAGCGTGCAGCTGGCCGGGGCGCTGAAGGCCCTGGGGCTTCCCGTGTCTGGGGCGCGGCATGACGGGTTTTCGTTGGGGGTCGGCTTCAGGACGCCGAGCGGGGCGGAAGGCGCGGTGCTGACGCTCCCGGACCAGCCGGACATGGCCGCGAAGGTCGAGGAGCAGCGCGCGGCGGGCCAGGGGAAGGCGGGGTGGCTGTAAATGGTCGCGTCTTCGCCGCTCAGATCACTCGCGAAGGGCTCGTGATGACGCCCGCCGAACGCTCCTACTGCCGGGCTGTCGAGGTCGCCGACCGGCTGCTGTCGAACGGCGTGCCGATCCTGGGCGTGTCCGGGTCGCTGGACGGCGCGACCTGCACCCTGCGGCTGATCGTCGGCCCGGACCGGCCCGCGAAGACCCTCACCCTGCCCGCCGAGGCGAACATCATGGCCTGGGCCGACGCCGCCCGGTCGGCTTTGGGCGAGAAGGGGGCCGCCAGTGGCTGACGTGCGCGGGCCGCAGTTCGATGACGAAGGCGTCCCTGGCCAGGACGCCGAAGACGAGGCGCTGCTGAAGCGGTTCGACGACTGGGACGTGGCCCTTCAGGCGCATTGGAGCCAATGGCGCGAAGAAGCCCGCTTCTGGTACGGCTTCGTGTCCGGCGACCAGTGGACCGACGCCGAGGTCGCGATGATGGAGGAGGCCGGGAAAATCCCGGTGACCTTCAACCTGATCGGGCCCGTGGTCGATGCCGTGCAGGGCGCCGAGATCGGCAACCGCCAGCAGGCGATGTTCTACCCGCGCGAGGTCGGCGACACCGGGGTGTCGGACGTGCTCACCCAGGGGGCCGATTACGTCTCCCAGGAGTGCAACGGCGATCAGGAGGACAGTGAGGCCTTCTGGGACACCCTGGTCTGCGGCATGGGCTGGACGGAGACCCGGCCCGAGGTCGAGGACGCCGATGTGGACCTGATCAAGGAACGGGTCGATCCGCTTCAGATGCTGGCCGACCCCGCCGCCCGCAAGCGGTGCTTGGAGGACAAGCGTTACCTGAAGCGCGAAATCCCCATGTCGCCGGACGAATTCGATGACTTCAAAGCCGAGATCGGGCGCGAAGACCTCGATGGCGAGGGCGCCGGGATCGACAGCGGCAAGCGCCTGACGGTGGTGAACCCGCGCCAGCGTTACACCCACGGGATGCTCGGCGACGGCGGGTCGATGGCCGCCGACACGGTGATTGTTTCGGAATGGCAATGGTGGGACCGCGAGCCCGCCTACTTGGCCAAGGCGCCTTCGGCGAAGGACCCGAACGTGGTCGAACTGAAGTCGCACACCCAGGCCGAGTTCGACCAGCTGCCGGGCGGCACGCCGCACGTGAAGTCGAAGAAGAAGGTGTTCTATCGGGCCTTCGTCGGCGACGGCCAGCTGCTGTTCAAGGAACAGCTGCCCGAGGGCGACTTCCGCTACAAGTGCATCACCGGCAAGCGCGACCGCAACCGGGGCACGTGGTTCGGGCTGGTCAAGCCGATGGTCGATCCTGGCCGGTTCGTGAACAAGCTCTACTCCGAAGTCCTGCACATCGTCCGCACCAACGCGAACGGCGGCATGGCGCTGGAAGAGGATGCGGTTTCCGACATCCGCCAGTTCGAGAACAGCTGGGCGGCCACCGACAAGATCACGTGGCTGAAGCCCGGCGCGCTGTCAGGCGCCCACGGGTCGAAGATGCTGCCGAAGACCCCGCCGCCCGTGCAGGCGGCGCTGTTCCAGCTTATGGAATTCGCCCGCGACATGGTGAAGGCCACCACCGGGGTGAACGAAGAAATCCTGGGGCTGGTGGAACGCGACCAGGCGGGCGTTCTGGAAGCCCAGCGCAAGCAGGCCGCCTACGGGATTTTGTCGGCCTTCTTCGACGCCAAGCGCCGCTATCAGCGCAACCAGGGCAAGCTGCTGCTGTCGCAGATGAGCGTGTTCTTCCCGCCCGACAAGCTGGTCAGGATCGTGCAGCAGGGCGAGGCGCAGTACGTGCCGATAGCCCTCAGCCTCGACGCCCAGCACTATGACGTGGTGGTCGATGAGGCGCCGTCCGGCCCGGACCAGAAGGCCAAGGTGATTTCGGTCCTCATGCCGCTGCTGCCGCAGCTGTTGCAGGCCCAGCTGATCGGGCCGGAGACCCTGGCCGACATCATCCCCTACCTGCCGATCCCCGCCGTGGTGGCGAACAAGCTGGCCAACGACATCCGCGCCAAGGCCGCCCAGCCGCCCGACCCGAACGTGGTGGCCGCGCAGCAGGCCGAGATGGCGAACAAGCAGGCCGACACCGCCCAGAAGTCGTCCACCGCCCAGCTGAACAAGGCCAAGGCGTTCAAGGACGTGACCGACGCCCACGCCACCCACATCGGGCTCGGCGTGGACTTCCTTCAGGCCTCGGGCGGCGCCGCGCCGAAGCCGAACCTGTCGCGCACCGTCCTGGCCGAAAAGCCGGTCGCCGGGTACGGCGCGCCGGGCGAAGGCATGAACCCTGAAGCCGCGCCGATGACGCCGACCGGCCAGCAACCCGGAGGACCCGCCTGATGCCGCCGCCCACGCCACCCACCCCGCCGCCGACCGACGAACAGAAGTTTCAGGCCCTGTCGCTGGCCATCGCGCTCGCCCAGGCCAACCGCCTCAATCAGGACGTGGCCGGGGTGGTCGCGGGCGCCGTCCGGCTGCTGCAATTCTTGGAGACCGGAGCATGAGCGAACCACATTCAGAGCCCGCCGAACATGAAGCTGAAGAAACCGAAGGCCCAGCTGTCGAAGAGGAAGCGGGGGGCCAGGACGAAGGCGGTGAGGGTGAAGAAACGGATGATGAAGGCGAGGCGGCTGCAAAGGCTCGCAAGCCGTCCGACGACTGGGAGAAGAAGGCCCACAATCAGGCCGGGCGCGCCGCCCGCGAGCGGTCACGCCGGGTCGCCGCCGAGAAGCGCGCCTCTGACCTAGAGGGCCGCCTGGAAGCCCTCGAAAAGGGCGGCGGCTCGCGTGAGGACCGCGACGACCTCCTCGACCTGATCGCCAGCCTGCCGGACACCGAAGACGACCCGATCAGCGACATCGCGGGCGTCAAGCGGGCCCTGAAGCTGTTCCGCCAGCGGCAGGTCGATGAAGGCCAGCAGACCGCCCAGCAGCGGCAGCTGGAACGCCAGTTCGACAACCTGCGTTCGGCGATGCTCGACGCGGAAGCCGATTTCGGGGCGGATCAGCCCGACTACCCGGACGCCGCGAACTTCTACAAGAAGGCCCGGATCGAGGAACTGACCGACGCGGGCTACAGCGGCAAAAACCTGGACCGCAAGCTGGCCGACGACCTGTTCGGGGTGGTGCGGATGGCCTTGGAAGCCGGTCTCGACCCCGCCGAACGGGTCTACGCCCTGGCCAAGCGCCGGGGCTTCAAGTCGGGCGGCAAGGCCGCCGACGCCAAGCTCGACGCGACCCGCCGCGCCGCCGAAAGCGGCGTGCGCCCGCAGGGCCGTCCGGGGGCGGGCGTGCTGTCCTGGGGCGACGTGGCGAAACTCGACGGCGCCGCTAGGGATAAGGCCTGGGCGAAGCTCCGCGAACGCGAGATGGCCCGGAAATAGGAGATCGAGATGGCCAAACTCACTTCGAAGGCCCGTAACGCCCTGCCGCGGGCGAAATTCGCCGGTCCTGGCCGGTCCTACCCGGTCCCTGACCGGAGCCACGCCGCCAACGCCAAGGCCCGCGCCACCCAGCAGGTCAAGGCGGGCAATCTGAGCCCGTCAGCGGCGTCTTCGATCAAGGCCAAGGCCAACCGCGTCCTGAAAGGGAGCCGCTGAAATGTCCCTGCTGATCTTCGCGCTGTTCGTGCTGATCGTGGTCGGCGTGATCTGCGCCATCGCCTACTACATCCCGTTCCCGCCGCCGCTCGCGTGGCTGAAGTGGGTGATCCCCTGCGTGGCCCTGCTGATCGCCCTGGTGATCCTGGCCCAGAAGATGGGGCTGGCCTGAAGGGCGACGCCCGGCTCTTACCGGGGTTGCGACAAATGCCGGGCGTCTAACGCAGGCGCCGGGTAGAGGGGGGATGGCCCTGCGCTGTCCCCAGGATTACGCTACTTTTGCGAGTGTTCAAGCCGGGGCGTATTGCCACCGCAGCGGGTCCGCGCTAGACCCACCAGGCGGCCTTCGGAAGCCTTTCCCCAGGTGGCCGTAACCGACCATAGCGAACGGAAAACCCGTCCTGGCCATCCCAGGGCGGGTTTTTTTCACCAGGGCTGCGGGTCGGCCAGCTTTTTGAACACCCAGCCGCCGTTGTGCAGGTCGGCGTGGGCGTAGACTTTCGGGTAGTCGTGCAGGGCCTGTTGCAGCCAGTCCGGCAGGCTGTCGAGGGTCACCTGCCGCAAATGTGACCGGCCCAGGCCGTAGATCAGGATGTCCGGTTCGCCAGGGGCGGCGTCGGACACCAGCGGCGCCTGTACTTTGACGATCATTCTATTCTCCCTTGACGCCTGAAATGCACGCTCCGCTCTCATCGGGTTGCGCTGGTAAGGCGCTGCCGCCCGGCCCCCGTTAAGGGCCACCCGCCGCTGGGGGCGTAAGCCCAGCCCCGGCCAGCCGCCACGTCAGGCGCGGTGAACGTCTCACCCTCCCTGCACGAGGCTGGCATGGCCACCACCCAATATTCTGTCAATTCGCCTGAAGCCGTAAAGCTCTGGCGCTCCCAGCTGGCCCGCGAAGCCCTGAAGGCGACGTGGATACAGAAGTTCATCGGCGACAGTTCCGATGACATCCTTCAGGTGTTCGGCGAGACCGGCAAAGACGCGGGCGACCGGATCACGGTCACCCTGCGGATGCAGCTGTCCGGCGATGGGGTCGCGGGTGACGCCACGCTGGAAGGCAACGAAGAGCCGCTGACCACCTACACCGACAACCTGTTCATCGACCAGCTGCGCCATGGCGTGCGGTCGGGCGGGAAGATGACCGAACAGCGCATCCCCTGGAAGATCAGGGACGAGGCGATGCTGGGTCTGAAGGACTGGTGGGCGGGCCGCCTGGATACGTCCGCCTTCAATCAGCTGTGCGGCTACACCCCGGTCACCGACCCGAAGTTCACCGGCATGAACGCGGTGCTGGGCCCGGACGCCAATCACATCACCCGTCCGAACGCCAAGGCCTCCGATCAGGCGCTGGCGGCGGGCGACGAGATGAGCCTGACCCTGATCGACAAGCTGGTGGAGAGCGCCAAGCTCGGGTCCACCACCGGGATCGGCCCGGTGATCCGCCCGATCATGGTGGGCGGGGACGCGCGGTACGTGGTCGTGATGCACACCCGGCAGGTCACCCAGCTGCGGGCCAACGTGAACGCGGGCCAGTGGCTGGACATCCAGAAGGCCGCGATGACCGGCGACGGCTCGGCGGACAACCCGATCATGACCGGCGCGCTGGGCATGTATAACGGCGCCGTCCTGCACGAGAGCACGCGGATCACCAACGGGGTGGACAGTGGCACCGGCCTGCCGGTCGCCACCGCCCGCCGTTCGATCCTGCTGGGCGCCCAGGCCGGGGCTATCGCCTTCGGCCAGGGCCAGTCGTTCAAGAACTTCGACTGGAACGAAGAACTCTTCGACTATGGCAATCAGCTGGGCGTCGAGGCGGGCCTGATCCACGGCATTAAGAAGCTCCGGTTCAACGCGGCGGACTTCGGCGTGATCGTCGGGTCCACGTTCACCAACTAGGGGCCGGACATGGCCACGGGCGGACGCAAAACCCAGTATCAGGCGATGCACCAAATCAGCGTGCAGCTTGGCCCGGCGAGCCCGATTGCGGGGGTCGTCGGCGTGCTGCCGGTCGGGGCGATCATCGACGCCGCGACGATCTTTGCGCTGACCGCCTTCAACTCGACGACAAACACTCTGGCGCTCGGCACCACGCCGGGGGGAACCCAAATCCTCGCCGCCACCGACCTGAAAACCGTGGCGCGCACGCCCACCAACCCGGTGCCGCCCACGGGCGGCCCGTTCAGCGTGGATACGCCGATCTATTACACGCTGGGCTCGACCGGGGCGGCGCCCACGGCGGGCGCCGCCATCGCGCTGGTGCAGTACCTGCCGGGTCCGGGTTGAGGAGACGCGCATGGCCACGGGCGGACGTAAACACCAGCTTCAGGTGATCCACGAAATCAGCGGCCAGGGCGGCTTCGGCCAGACCCAGGGCCTGATCGGTGTGCTGCCCGCAGGCGCGGTGGCCTCGGCCTATCACGCCTACACGTCGCAGGCCTTCAATTCGACCACCAACACCCTCAGCCTGGGCGGCGCGCCGGGCGGTTCGGGTATTGCCGCCGCCGTCAACATTCAGGCGGTGGGGCGGGTGGACGCCCTGGTCCCGATTGGTTCGGCGGGGCCGTACTCCGTCGATCAGCCGATTTACTACACGCTGGGCTCGACCGGCGCGGCCCCCACGGCGGGGGTGATCACCGTCTGGGTCGATTACCTGCCGGGTCCGGGTTGAGGAGAGAACCATGGCCACTGGCGGACGCAAAAACGCACCTCAGCTGATCCACGAGATTTCGGCCCAGGTCGGCCCGGCCCAGGTGAACCTGGGCGGCGGCTTGGTGGGTGTCGTTCCGGGGTCTTCGGCGGTCCTGTTGAGCGCCCATTTCGTGACCTCGGTGGCCTTCGACGCCGCCACCCTGACGATTGCCCTGGGCACCGCGCCGGGTGGCGCCCAGGTGCTGGCCGCGCAGAACGTCAAGGCGGCTGGCCGGATCGACTTGCCGATCTCCATTGCCGCCGTGGGCCCCTTCCTGGCCGACACGCCGATCTACTGGACGGCGGCTCTGACCGGTGGCCCGGATACGGTCGGCGCCTGCGCCTTCTGGCTCGAATACCTGCCCGGCCCGGGATAGGGGCGGTGGCGTGTGGCGACCCTTGGTGACCTGAAAGCCCGGATCATCTCTGAGACCCTGCGAGACGACCTCGCGGACACCATGGCCGCTGATCTGACGCTGATCATCCAGAAGGCCATCGACCAGTACGCCAACGAACCGTGGCTGTTCAACGAAGTCCGCACCACCACCACCTGCGTGGTCGGCGCGCAGTTTCAGCCGATCCCGCTCGGCTGGCGGATCATCGAGGCGGTGTTCCTGCTGATCGGCGGCGTCCGCTACGCGCTGTCGGCGCGTCAGCTGGCCCAGATCGAGGCGCTGTACGCCACGCCGATCACCGGCCAGCCGACCGACTACGCAGTGCTGGGCGACAACGCCTACGTCTGGCCGACCCCCAATCAAGCCTACCCGATGCTGTGGAACCTGATCGCCGATGTGGCGCCGGTCCTCGACTTCACCGACGACACGTCCTCCAACGTCTGGACGAACGCGGGCTCCGACCTGATCACCGCCCAGTCGAAGATCAGGCTCTACCGCGACTACCTGTCGAGCGGCGTGCAGGACCCGAGGCTTCAGAACGCCATCGAGCAGGAGGCCCAGGCCTACAGCCGCCTGCGGTCTGAGAGCGTCAGGAAGGTCACCACGGGGCGGGTGAGGGCCGGATGGTAGCGATGTCCGCCCCCCTGGTCGAACCCACCGCGCCGCCCTGGGCGCTGCGCTTCGCCCTGCGGCTTCAGCAGATGTTCTGGCCGGTGTTCCCCACCCAGCCGATGCGGGTCTGGGATGCGGGCGTCCTCGCCGATCTGCCACCTGCCGCTGACTGGCCAGATACGGTGGCTGTCGCGGGCGGCGCGATGTGGATTTCGGTCGGCGGGGCCTGGGTGCTGGTCGGGCCGACCCCGGCGCCGACGACTTCGCCGACCCCGCCGCAGTTCGACAATGACACCTCGATTGCGACCACGGCTTTCGTGCAGCGGGCGCTGGGGAGCTTCGCCAATGTGGTGGGGCTTGGCGCCAACACGGCCCTGACGGCGGCGCAGATCGGGGCCTACCTCATCGTCTTCGCGGCGGTCACCGTGACGGTTCCGCTGAACAGTTCGATTGGCCAGCCGGGAGCGGCGTTCTTCATCCAGAACGCGGCGGGCGGCGGGGTGGTCACCATCGCCCGGTCTGGGGCTGACACCCTGTTCAATCCGAACGTCGGATCGGTGACCAGCTTCGCCCTGGCGGCAGGCAAGTCGGCCTGGGTGGTGCGGGGCCTCTCGAACGACTGGTATCTCAGCGGAACGGGGGTCTAGGCGATGCCTTCATCCTACACCCTCAGCTGCCGCTTCACCCTTCAGGCCACGGGCGAGAATAACAACACCTGGGGCACGATCCTGAACACCGGGGTGTTCGCCCTGGTGGACTTCTCCATCGCCGGACGGCTGGCCTTCAACCTCAGCGGGACGAAGACCCTGACCACCGCGTTGGGGGCCGCCGACGAGGCCCGCGCGGGGATGCTCGACGTGACCGGGGGTACGGGCGGCCAGATTGTCATTCCGGCGTCCAGCAAGGGCTATTTCATCCGCAACGCCGCCAGCGGCGACGTGCAGGTCACGGCGGGCGGCGCGCCGACCTTCACGTTCCACACCGGGGACATCGGGCCGGTGTGGACGGACGGCGCCGCCGTTTACGGCTTGCAGATCGCGGGCCTTTCGCTGCGGGACTTCATCACCTCTCAGGTGACCGGTGGCGGCAACCTGCCGTCGCCTGCGGGGAACCTCGGCAAGACGCTGGTGGTGCAGGATCACGGCCTGGGCCCGACATGGCTTCCGGGGCTGATCGGCGCGGCCCAGATGAGCCCCGGGACGGCGCTGGCCAACCTTGGCTACACACCCGCGAATAAAGCCGGAGACGTGTTCACGGGCTCGATCTTCGCACCGGGCCTCTACCTGGGGGCTTCGACGCGGTTCCTAATTCACACGGATGAGGTTGGCCATTTCTCCAATCTCGTGTGGGACACGAGCGGCGCAAGTTCCGCCTATACACAATACGATTGGACGGCCCACAGCATTGTCACGGTGATTGGTGGTGTCGCCGTCTCACAGCTGGATGCGGCGGGTAATCAGAACTTTGCGGGTTTCATGCGGGCGGCCAACATTCAGGTTGGCGGCCCGATTTTCACTCTTTCGCGCAGCGCGACGACCTCCTTCATCGTGTTCGACACGGCGGTAAACGCCTTCCTTCAGTACGACAGCCCGTCCGGCCAGCTGGGCTTCTTCATCGGTGCGGTTCCCAAGTTCACGGTCGATGGGGCCGGGAACGGCAATTTCGCCGGGACCCTGACGGCGGCGAACATCACGCCGAGCGACGGGTCGGTGACCACGGCCAAGCTGGCGGCCAATTCGGTCACCACGCCGAAGATCGCTGACGCCAACGTCACCGCCGCGAAGCTGGCGGCGGGCGCCGCCGTGGCGAACATCGGCTACACGCCCACGAACAAGGCCGGGGACACGATCACCGGCGCTTTCGGCGTCACCGGCAACCTCAGCGTCGGCGGGTCGGTTTCTGTCGGCGCGGGCAGTCAGGTGTCGTTGTCCAGCGACGGCGCGACTTTCACCCAGGTCATGCTGCACGCCGCCACGAACTTCTTCCTGCGGCTGGACTGGGCGACCGGCAAGCTCACCTACTTCACGAACAACGTCGCGGTCATGAGCATCGACGCGGGAGGCACGATCCGCGCCACGAATTTCCTGCTCGCGCCACCATGACCCAAACCCCGTTCCAACTCCCCACCGGTCTGGTGGCCGACGACACCACCTTCGCCGCCCCAGGCCGCTGGCGGGACGCCCAGATGGTGCGGTTTTACGAGAACAACTGGCAGGTCAGGTTCGGCTGGGAACAGATGATGCTCGACCTGCTGGGCGGGGTCTGCCGGGCGGTGTTCTGCTGGTCTGATCAGTTCGCCACCCTGAACGTCGCCTTCGGGACGCACGCGACCCTGGAAATCTGGTCGGGCGGGGCGCACGTGGACATCACCCCGGTGAGCTTCCTGCCCGGCGCCATCGACGGCGCCGGAGGGGCTGGCTACGGGACCGGCGCCTGGAACGTGGGCCCCTTTGGCGCGCCCTCGACCGCCAGCTATTTCCCGCTGACGTGGAGCCTCGGTGCGTTCGGCGTGTGGTTAATGGCGAACCCGCGCGGGCAGACGATTTTCTACTGGCAGAACGTGCTGGCGAACAAGGCCATCCCGCTGCCGAACGCCCCGGCCCAGGTCACCTACATGCTGTGCGTCCCGCAGCGGCAGGTGATGGCCTTCGGCTGCAACGAAGAGGTCAGCGGGGTCTTCAATCAGTCCTGCATCCGGTTCTCCGACATCGAGGACCCGACCGTCTGGAACACCCTGCCGTCGAACAACGCGGGCGAAGTGATCCTGCCGGGCGGGGGCCGGATCGTCTGCGCCCGCCTGGTCGGCAACTACGTCTTCGTCTGGACCGAAACCGCGCTGTTCCTGGGGACCTATATCGGCTCGCCGGACCAGACGTGGAGCTTCGACAAGGTGGCCGACAACTGCGGGTCGATCAGCCCCGGCGCGCCTATCGTGAAAGCCCAGCTGGCCACCTGGATTTCACCCGATGGCCAGTTCTACGCCTGCGTCCTGGGCGGCGTGCCGCAGATCGTCCCGTGCCCGATCCGCACCGATCTGGTGGGCCACGTCTCGACCGGCCAGCAGGACAAGATCGTCGGCGGCACGATCAGCACCTACGGCGAACTGACGTGGTTCTACCCGGACGCCCGCGACGGCTTGGAGTGCAGCCGCGACATCACCGTTTCGCAGCAGGGCTGGTGTCGCGGCAGGCTGGCCAGAACCGCCTGGGCTGATAGCGGCCCGCAGCCTTACCCGGTGGGGACCGGGCCAGGGCGGATGGCCTACTGGCACGAGAAGGGCAACAGCCAGGACGGCGCCCCGCTGACCGGCTTCATCGAGAGCAATGATTTCTACCTGTCGGAAGCGGCGGGCGGGGTGATGGTGAACGGCGTCTGGCCAGACTTCCGGCAGCAGCAGGGCGTCCTTCAGCTGACTATTTTCACGAAGGACTGGCCCCAGGGGGCAGAGCGCCAGCACGGCCCGTTCACCATGCAGCCGGGGATGCTTCAGAAGTCGATCCGGGTGGCCGGGCGCATCGCCCGCATCCGCTATGACTGGTCGGCGGCGCCCTGCTACGCGCGGGCCGGACGCCAGGAGTTCGACGTGGCCGCCATCGGCGGGCGTTGAACATGCCGATGCACGCTTCCAGCACCAGCGGCTGAAGGAGCCGCTTAGATGAGCGAACCGCGCGACGATCTGACCGGCTTTGACGACCCTGACGGCGGCGTGCTGATCAATCTGGCCACCACCGTCGATCCGCTGCTGAGCCAGTGGGCCCGGTTCCGCGACCTCTTCAAGGCGGCCATGGATGACGGGTTCTGGACCGTCGAAGACCTTGAAGCCCGGATCGCGCATCGGCGGGCGTTCTTCTTCCCCGGCGCCAACAGCGCCATGGTTGGCCAGATCGAGAGCTACCCGGGCGGCGTGCGGGTGTTTCAGGTGCTGTGGGCCGTGGGTGAGGCCGAAGAGCTTATCCAGATGGCCCCGGGCATCGAAAGCCTCGCCCGGATGATGGGCTGCGGCGAAGTGCTGATCGAAGGCCGCGAGGCGTGGCGCAAGCTGCTGGAACCGCTGGGCTACAAGCTCTGGTCGGTCACGGTGCGTAAGGCGCTGTAATGTCCAGCAAAAAGACCACCACCGACCAGCACGAGACCAGCAATCAAACGACCACCCCCAGCGTGCCCGACTGGCTGCTGAACCCAGCCCAGAACGTGGCCGGTCAGCTGGGCGGCCTGCTGGGTGGTAACGCCGGGCAATACACCCCCGGCATGTCGGACCTGCAAAAGCAGGCGAACACCGCCGCCAGCAACCTGACCCCTTCCACCAGCTACGGTGATGCGACCACGGCGGTCGGCAATGTCGGTGACGTGCAGGGCCAGAGCGTCCTCGACAACCTGGGGTCTTACGAAACTCCCTACCGCGACAGCGTGCTGAACCCGGTCCTGAACGACTTCGACCAGCAGGCCGGGCAGACCCGCGCCGCACAGGCCGCAGCCGCCGCCCGGGGTGGGGCGTTCGGCGGCTCGCGCTACGGGGTCGCCCAGGCCCAGACGGAAGACAATCTCGCCCGCGGCCGGGCGGCGACCGAAGGTAGCCTGCTGAACAACCTCTACACCCAGGCCACGGGCCTTTCAGAAGCCGACGCGGCGCGGCGGCAGCAGGCGATGCAGGGTAACCAGCAGGTGGGCCTGCAAAAAGCCGGGCTGCTGACCAACATCGGCAGCGCCCAGGGCGCCGACCAGCGGGCGAACCTCGCGCTGCAAGGCCAGTTCGGCGAGGACGCCACCAACCTCGAAAATCAGGCCAAGCAGTACCCGCTGCAATATCAGGCCCAGCTGGAAGGCCTGCTGGGCGGCCTGAACACCGGGCAGTATTCCGGTCAGAGCCAGACCGGCGTGCAGGACACCCACGGCACTCAGACCGTCAGCGACCCGACCGGCCAGCTGCTGTCCGGCCTCGGGTCGGCGGCGCAGCTGGCCAGCCTGTTCACGCCAGCTGGCCCGCTGTCGGCGCTCTCCCTGGCCGCCAAGGGCGCAGCGGGCGGGTCGTCGGGGTTCGGCGCCATTGTCAGCGACCGGCGCCTGAAGCGCGACGTGATGCGGATTGGCCAGCGGGCAGACGGCCTGCCGCTCTACGCCTTCCGCTATCTGTGGGATCGGGCGGTCAGGTTCGGCGTGATGGCGCAGGACGTGCTGAAGGTGAAGCCTGAGGCGGTGATCCTCCACCCGACCGGCTTCATGCTGGTCAATGCGGAGGCGCTGGCGTGAGCATCTTCGACGGCCTCGACTTCAGCAACCTGTCCCGGAACCCGTTCGACTTTCTGGGCCAGGACCCGTCTACTGGCGCCGTACCTGCCGCCGCGCCCCCGGCGCCAGCGCCGCAAGCCCCCGTGGCGGCTCCTCAGGGCCTGCTGGGCGGCGTTCAGCCGTCTGCCGCACCGGATGAGCCCGCCGCCGCCCCTGCGGCCCCACAGGGCCTCCTGGCGCGGATCATGGCCCCGTCGCCGGACGGCCTGACCTTTCAGGACAAGCTCTTCGCGGCGGGCGGCATCCTGAAGGGCGACAGCAAGGGGGCTGGGGAATATCTCGAAAAGCGCCGCACCGGCTACGCGAAGAGCCAGGCCGACGCCCAGAAGCTGAAGGACGCCCAGGACAAGCAGGATGCGGCGGACCAGCTGACCCAGATCATGGCCAAGAACTACGGCCCGCACGGGCTGGATTTCGGGGGCGTCGTCAGGGACGCCGCCGCCGCGAAGCTGCACCCGTCGATGGAAGACATGAAGCGCGGGTTCGACATGCAGACGCCGAACGACCCGTTGAACATGGGTCGTGCGGGCGGCGCCTACATGGTTCCGAAATTCGGCGGCGGCCCAGCTGTTCAGGTCGTCGCGCCCCAGGCCCCGCAGGCGCCATACGGCGTCGATGCGACGACCGGGCTGGATACCGCCGCGCACCTGCAAAACGTCTTGGCCGAAGCCCAGAAGAAGCGTGAAGGCGCGCCGCCCGTGGGCCGCGCGCCGCCGAAGGGTCCTGCCCGAGGCGCGTTCGACCCCTCCGAAGTTACCCGCAAGAACCCTGGGCGGTGACCGATGGCTTTGCTGGATGACCTGACCATGCCGACCGATGGCATGACAATGTTCGCCTCACCGGCTGCGGGCGGCGGCGGTCCTGCGCCTGCGGCCCCTGCGCCGCAGGCCGCCGCGCCTTCCACTGACCTGCCGGAACTTGACCCGGCCACCGGCCCGAACGGCGAAGACCTCTACTACAGCCGCCGCGCCAAGAAGTACCTGACCTCCAAGGCCTATGCCGACATGATGAAGATTACGCCGCAGGACAACCCTGCGGCGCCCATCGCCGCCGAGGACGCCGCAGGGTTGAAGAAGATGCTGCTGGACCTTGAAACCAAGCGCATCCTGGCCACCCGGTCGAACGACTTCATGGCCCGGCAGGGGCAAGGCCCTTCGGCGGTCTCGACCGGGCAGGTGTACGGTGACATTCCGCTGGTCAATCACGTGATCCCCAACTTCGCCAAGGTCGCCAGGGCCGGGATCGACGCGGTGACGCACGATGACCAAGCGGCGAGGATCGGCAAAATGGACGCGATCAATGCCGAGACCTGGGCCAAGCTGCGGGAGATCGGATCGGGCGCCATCCGGGGGTTCGAAGCCCAGGGTCCGACCGGTTGGCAGCAGGGGTTCACCCACACCGCCAACATGGGCACCACCAACGCCGACATCCGCGACCGGCTGAACAAGGAATATGCCGAGGCGGTCCCGCGCGCCGCTTTCGTGCAGAATTTCGTCCACACCCGTCAAGGCGGCTACGGGGCCGCTGAGGCGGCTTATGACGCCCAGCAGCTGGCGGCGGCGAAAGCCGCGCAGGACCCGCGCGCCGCCGCGAACCGGGCCCTGGTCAACAGGTCAGCGGCGACCCGCAACCGCCCGCCGCCCGGAACCATCGACCTGAACCCATGATCCCCGTCCGCCTCCCAGATGGGCGCATAGCCCAGGTCAACACCAACGATCCTGCGGTGGCGCGGGCCGCTGTTCGCAAGCAGCTGGCGGCGGAAGCCCTGCTGGGAAACAAGACCGGCAAGCCCGACCGCCCGACCGCGATGGACACCACCCTGACGGCGATGGCCAACGGCCCGACCCTGGGGCTCTACAACGTCGCCGAAGCGGCGATCCCCGCCGCCGCCCTGGGCCTGAAGCGCATGGTCACGGGGGAAAAGTCGAATTACGGCGGCTATGACGCCTACAGGGCGATCCGCGACATCCAGAAGCAGAACGCCGAAGCCGCACCGTGGTTGAGCGGCGGGGTCGGCCTGCTGGCGGGCCTGCGGATGCCTGGGATGGGCAAGGTCGCCGATTTCGTGGCGGGCAAGGCGGGCGCCGAACTGGCCCCCGGACTGCTGAAAGACGTGCTGGCCAGCAAAAACCTACCTGCGGTCACACTCCGCTCGGCGGCAGCTGGCGCGCCTATCGGGGCGGTGGGCGGCGCGGCGGCGGCGAAGCCGGGTGAAGAAGTTCAGGGTGCGAAGACGGGCCTGCTGACCGGGATCGCCACCAGCGCGGCGGTTCCTTCCGTTGCTGGCGGCGTGGCGCGGGGGGCCACCGCTGTCGCCAAGACTGGGGGCCGGGTCGTCGGCGACCTTGCACGCGGCGGTCTGAACCTCGCCGGGTTTGAGCGGAAGGACACGGGCGGCGTGGCCGTCAAACAGCTGCTGGACGCTCTGCGCGTGTCGAAGGCCACGCCCGATCAGATGCGGACGATCCTGGCGCAATGGCGCGCCACCGGCGCCAGCGACCCGTCGATCCTTGATCTGGCCAGCAAGCTGCCGGGCGGCGGCGGCCCGGTGCGCCGCTTGATCATGGGCGCCTCGATGCACGACCAGGGCGTGGGGCCCGCAGGCCAGTACGCCGAACAGGTCGCCACCAACCTGCCCGAGAACGCCGACCGGCTGGTGCGCGGCCTGACGCCAGACGAGCCGCGCACCGCCGCCCAGGTGGCGAAGGAACTGAAGGACACGAAGAGCGGCATTGCCGATACGACCTACAAGACGCCTTACGCCCAGCCCGTCGAGGTCACCCCGGAAATCACCAACGCCCTGGCCGACAGCCACGGGGTGGCGGCGATCAAGCAGGCGATCAACGAAGCGACATCCAACCGCGACTATGGCCGGGCCGACCGGCTGGGCGCCTTTCTGAAGTCGAGCGCGGGCGACAGCGAACTTCCGACCTTCACCCACCCGGACGGCACGCCCATGCAGCTAAGCCAGTTCGTTCTCGACGGGCTGAAGGCCCGGATGCCGAAGGCCGCCGAGGACGTGGGACTGCAAGCCGGTGACCTCGACCGTGTGCAGATCGCCTTCGGCAAGCGCGGGGCCACCCAGCAGGCCAATGAGGCGGGCGTGGCCAAGGGCCTGTTCCAGCGCCAGCGGGACATTAACGACGCCCTCGATCAGGTCCCTGGGCTGAAGGAGGCCCGCGCGACCTATCGGGGTTACACGGGCCAGGAACAGGCTCTCGACCTGGGCAGGCAGGGCATCGGCAGCGGCCCGAACAGCCCGTCTCTGCCGTCTGACGAATACGTCGCCCAGCTTGGCGAAAAGACCGGCATGGCCACGCCGGAAGACAACCCCTACCCGGTCAGCGCCGAGGACATCAAAGGTGCGGCGGGCGTCGGCTACCGGCAGGCGGCCACCGACGCCATCGAGAACCCGCCTGCGGGCTCGACGGGGATCGTCAATAAGCTGGCCACGTCTCCCCGCCAGGCGGCCATTCAGGACGCCACCTTCGGGCCTGAAGTGGGCGGGCGGACGCGCGAGGGGCTGAACAACGAACTGCTGAAGCTGTCGAACGCGCGGCGGAACAATCCCGGCTTCGGGTCGGGGTCCGTTGACCGGGCGATGGCGGTCGCCGATCTGCCCAGCGTCCCAAAGTCGGCCAGCGGCGCGATCATGATGGCGCTGGCCCGGCTGCACCAGGGCGCGGCCCTGACCGGCGACGAACGGGCGGCTATCGTGAACGCCGGACTGGCGAGCGCCAGCCCAGAAGGCCTGATCGACCAGATGCACCCGGACATCCACCCGATCTTGGACACGATTGACGAGTGGGCGCAGGCGTTCGCGCCAGCCTCGGGCGGCGGCGCCGCCCAGGTGGCGGCCCAGCCGCGTTAGCGCGGCCTTCGACCGCAGGGCCCGGTTAAGCTCGACCGGCTATAGCGGGGCCATGAAGACCCCGCCGAAGACCCCGTTCGCCCGCTGGTGGTTCCGCAACGGCGACACCCTGATCGAACAGACCCTGGGCTGGATGGCCCTGCCGCTGCTCGTCGCCCTGGTCATGGGCTTCTGGCCGGTGCTGCTGATCGGGCTGGCCGTCTTCGCCCTGCTGGTCGTCATCGGGCGGGGCTAACCCGCCTTCGCCATCACTCGCGCGCTTTCCTGGCGGCTTCTAAGACAGCCTGTAGCGCGCCGGGGCGGATGTGCCGGTTAGGGTCGCCGCCGATCAGCAGTCCTTGGATGTCGGTCGGGATGTTGAAACTGGCCAGGATCACCAGGGCGGCGGTCAGCGATAGGGCGGCTTCGCGGTCATCGGTCATAGGTGCGATTAGCCCCGGAACGCCTGCCTGCGTCAATATGGGGGAAAGGTGTGGGGAAAAAACCTCACCTGTTCGGATTGCTCAATATATTCAACATGGAATAGTTGCCCTCATGAAAGCGATCCTGGGTTTTTCAGGGTCCGTCTCGGTTCGCTGCGGGCTTCTCTCCCTAGGGGCCTATTGCACTTCCTAGCCGTTTGGGTTCAGGTCGGTTCGTCACTGACCGCCCCCGTTCGG